GAAGGACCGTGACAAAAGGGATTGCTTGGGGTGGAGCGTTATCTATGGAGCGTGGTCCTCCTATTGGAGCAGCCGCACAATAAGTAAGTGGGTTATTCCGGATCGTTTTTATGCTGCCTTTCCTTATGGGGTGTATGAGCCCAGTGTAGTGCGGCCGTTTCGTCGCAAAATATCCAGCAAAGCCGGCTTTTACGTGACTTACGAAAACAAGACAATAAGAGATGGAGAGTACCTAGGGTTCACTTTCGACGGCGAGGATTTTAAAAGATTTAAGAGAATTGTGAGAACCGGCACTGGGGAAAAGCTGCCCAACATGCCGGCTTTTTCAAAGGAAAAGCTACCAATTGAAGAAAGATGGTCGGCTCGTTATTTTTCTCTTGACAAGATCTTTGAGCCTGCTATAATTGACGGAGCGAACACGGTTGATGTTCCATGGTACTATAACATTGATAGCTGGAGTGGTCTCTGTGAGTATTTGGGATCACAAGAACAAAAGGAATTAGAAAAATTGACAGACGCGTATAGATGTGGTACATTTAGATATCACGGCGTTGCAACGGAGAATAAATGACAAGAACAGTTTCGAAAATACCATTTGTGAACCTTCACAATCATACGACTTTTAGCATCTTTGATGCAATCGGATATCCCGCGGACCATATGGACTTTGCATATGAAAACGGCTGTGACGCCCTAGCGATCACGGATCATGGCAACATGAGCGCCCTATCCTACCAAGTTGAACACCACAAGAAGATGAAAGCCGAAGGCAAAGACTTTAAGCCGGTCTATGGTATTGAGGCATACTTCATTCCCTCTTTGTCGGAATGGAAGGCAGAATACGAACAACAACAGCAGCAGAAAAAGAAAAAGAAAAAGAAAGACATGTCCCTTTCAATTGAGGACGAGGAAGAAAGCAAAAAGTCCAAAGATCTCTTGCGAAAACGTTCTCACTTGATTCTTTTGGCCCAGAACCAAACCGGCTTAAACAATCTATTTCAGTTAGTTTCGAAATCGTACAAAACAGAGAACTTTTATCGCTACCCGCGGATGGACTATGATATGTTGGCTGAGCATAGCGAGGGGCTCATATGTGCCAGCGCTTGCTTGGGCGGTGTTTTCGCCCAGGATTACTGGGAGAATAGGGAAGCCGGCCCAGATCACGTCCGTGAGGCGATGCGAAGTACGGCAAGTCGCATGCGCGAAATTTTTGGCCAAAGATTTTTTGGAGAATTGCAATGGAACTCTGTTCCCGAGCAACATGAACTTAATAATTATATAATCGAAGTTTGTGCAGAGTTTAACATCGAGTTGATATCCACCGCTGATGCCCACTACTATCACCCTGACCTATGGAAAGAGCGAGAGTTGTATCGAGCCCTCGGCTGGATGGGCAAGAAAGACCTGGCTAGCTTGCCTGAGTCTCGCGAGGCTCTCAAATACGAGCTTTATCCCAAAAACGGAGATCAAATGTGGGAGTCCTTTAAAAAATATTCGACAGAGTGTGATGTTGAGTATGATGAGGACTTGGTACGCGCATCGATTGAGCGTACGCATCACATTGCACACAACATGGTAGAAGACTTCGTACCAGACAACACTATTCGATTGCCAAAGTTTGTCGTTGAAGAGAATGCATCAGAAATGGCATCTTTAACAAAGAAGTGTGTCGATGGTCTTAAGGATAAGGCGTTGCACGAAAGCCAAGAGTATATTGATCGACTTAAAGAGGAGCTTAACGTTATTAAGGACCGCGGCTTTGCTAGGTACTTTTTGACAATGAAGGCTATATCTGACCGCGCAGCTGCAAGCATGGCTGTCGGTCCAGGTCGCGGCTCGGCAGCTGGTTCTCTGGCCGCGTACGTGCTGGATATTACACAGGTTGATCCTATTAAGCACGGCTTGCTGTTTTCTCGTTTCTTGCGAAAGGACGCTACGGATTACCCAGATATCGATTATGATGTTAGTCGGCCGATGGAATTGAAGGAGAAACTAGCTGGGGAGTGGGGTCTTAGTTCGGTTGTGCCGATCTCAAACTACAACACACTTAAACTTCGGTCTTTGATTAAGGACATTGCTAAATTCTACGGTGTGCCATTTACGGAAGTTAACAATGTCACTAGTAAGATGCTGCATGAGGCAACGCCACGCGCCAAAAAGGATCATGGTATCAAGGCAGGTGTTTATGTGCCGACGTTTGAAGAGGTTATGAAATATAGTGAAAGCTTGCAAAACTTCCTGAAACGACACCCTCAGATTAAAACGCACGTGATGGCACTTCACGGTCAGATTCGCAGTGTTTCCAGACATGCTGGGGGTATTGTGGTTGGCGAAAACTTAAATGAGTGGATGCCGCTGATTAATAGTGGTGGGGTAATTCAGACTCCCTGGACAGAGGGGCAGACAGTCAGGCACTTGGAGCCGTTTGGGTTTATTAAGTTTGATGTCTTGGGTTTGTCGACTTTGGAAATGATTGAGCAAGCGGTAAAGAACATTCTTCGCGAAAAGAATCCAGCCGTCGAGCCGACGTTTGATGACGTGCGTCAGTTTTACGCGGAGCATCTCCACCCAGATGTTATTGATTTTGAAGATGAAAACGTGTTCGAAAAAATTTTTTGCCAAGGAAGGTTTGCGGGAATATTCCAATTCACTCAAAAGGGTGCGCAAGACTTTTGCAAGAGAGCTAAACCAAAAAGTATTAAAGAGATCTCGAACATTACAGCGATTTATCGACCGGGCCCGCTTGAGGCCGGCGTTGACAAGTTGTACACTGCTGCTCGTGCCAATCCAAAGACGGTTAAGTATGCCCACCCTCTCATCAAAGAAGTGTTGGAGAGTACGTATGGATTTCTAATCTATCAAGAGCAAATTGCTTTGTTGGCTCACAAGCTTGGCAAAGACATCTCACTCGATGAGGGAAACACTCTCCGAAAGCTTTTGACGAAAAAAGGTACGGGAAAGGGTGCCTCTGCCACGCGCGCAATCCGGACCAAGTTTCTTGATGGGTGCTTGGAAAAGGGAATTGCGAAAACTACGGGAGAAAAGCTTTGGCGAACAATGGCTAGCTTCGCACAGTACGGCTTTAACTTAAGTCACAGCATATGTTATTCGATTATATCGTATCAATGCGCATGGCTATCCCATCATTATCCAACCGAGTGGATGGCGGCCTTTTTAGATAAGGAACCGGAAGATAGAAAAGAAAAGGCAATCAACATTGCGAAATCGTTTGGCTATAAGATTGAGCCGCTAAACGTTAATACGTCCGGTACGAGTTGGACATATTCCGCAGACAAGACTACTTTAATTCAACCGCTTACATCGGTGAAGGGATTGGGGGAAAAAGCAATTGAACAAGTCATCGCCCATCGACCATTTAACACTATTGAAGAATTTCTCTTTAACGAAGAGATTGTGTATTCTAAACTCAATAAGAAAGCGCTGGATGTGCTTGTTCGAGCGCAAGCGTTGAACTGCTTGGTTGATGAACGCTTTTCTGGGCTTAAGCACTTCTGGTCGGCAGTGGCGGTTGATCGTCCTCGTAACGTAGAAAAATTTCGCGAAAACGTTGCACTGTATGAACCGGAAGGGGACTTCTCAAACGAGGAAAAAATCGAATACTTGGCTTCCTTGACTGGCGCATTTCCAATCAACATGGTCATGAGTGATGAAATACGCACAAAGCTACAAGAGATGTTTGTCCCCTCGATCAGCGAATTCGATCCGGAGTTGCAAGTTTGCTGGGGCATCGTACGCGAAGTGATAAAGAAGAAGACAAAAAACGGCAAAGATTATTATATTGTGCGAATGCTCGATGATAGTTCGCAGTTGATATCAGTTAAGTGTTGGGGGGTTCGCCCAGCCGTTGACAAGTTGCACGTTAATCGCCCTTACATGATTGCGCCAAAATATGACGAGGATTGGGGCTTTAGTACGGTTGGGAGTGTTAATCGCGCATGGAAAATGCTAGCATGACTGGGAGTAATTATATTCGAATTGGTGGCTTGCTTCCGGAGGATGTTAAGATCGGATCGATAATTCGCAGTATTGACATGGGTTATACTGCGATAGTCACAGAGTTTGATGTTAACCCTAACAATGGCACTCCAATAGCTGCAATAGTTCGCTGGCTTGGAGTGCCGCATGGTCTTGAACCACCAGAAGAATACATATGGTTGCAGGATACGGGAGGATATGGTAATCATTTCTTGATATCATGGCAAAGCAACTGGCTTATCACTGGCCTGCGACTGTTAAAAGGAGGTATCGATGATTCTTAGAGTGTATCGCGCCCGCCCAGACGCCAAATTACCTAAACGGGCCCATCCGACAGATGCCGGCATGGATGTGTATTATTGTCCGGACGGCAAAAAGAAATTATATGCAGAAGAGGCCGATTTTTATATTCCGCCAAATTCATCGCGAATAATACCAACTGGAATAAAGGTTGAAATACCCCCGAACCACATGTTGGAAATAAAAAACAAGTCTAGCGTAGCAGCGCTCAGACAGTTGCTCGTTGGAGCCTGTGTTATCGACGAGGGATATGATGGAGAGATATATGTTAACCTGCATAATGTCGGCCCAGTGACGCAAGTGATTAAGGCCGGCCAAAAGATAGCACAAGCAGTGCTAATGCCGGTATCCTATTGCACTGTTGAGGAAACCAAAGAGAATAATTTAAATTCACGCTCTAGTCGCGGTGATGGCGGCTTTGGGAGCACAGGAGATATGTAATGAGCAAAAAGATGGATCGAAAGCTTAAAAGGCTTCGTGCAAATAAGGCAAAAAAGGATCTTAAAAAGGACATGAAAAAGAAGGTTTCTTTGTTTTCAAAGATGCCTGATAACTGTACAGCATGTCAAGCTGAGTTTGATCGCACAGACAAAGAGCAAGTTACCAGCTGGAGTGTTGTTGTGCGCCGCGAATTAAAAAAGGTGCACTTGTATTGTCCAACATGCTGGCAGTCAGCTATTGATGTGGTGAAGGATTTTAAACAACACATTGAAAATAAAGCGGGGGAGGGGGTGCCCGATGGAAATTAAGCGCACTCTGACATACGATGATGTTCTCTTGGAACCTCAATATTCAAATATAGAAAGCCGCGCAGACGTCGATCTGTCTCGCGAGTTGGACGGCGACAGAAAGCTAGCTTTGCCAATAATCTCTTCACCCATGGATACGGTGACAGAAGCCGATATGGCCAGCGCATTAGCTCAGGCCGGCGGCCTGGGCATTGTGCATCGCTACAACTCAATCGAGGAGCAGGTAGCTATTGTGACACGTGCCCAGCCAAGTCTCTTTATGGTCGGTGCTGCAATCGGTGTTACTGGAGACTTTAAGGAGCGCGCCACTGAGCTGGTTGAAGCTGGCGCCCTTGTTTTATGTGTTGATGTCGCCCATGGTCATCACATCCTTGTAAAAAAAGCTTTGCATGCTTTGCGCGCCAAGTTTGACAAGAGAATTCACATCATGGCTGGGAACGTCGCGACTGCTCAAGGCTACCTTGAACTTTCTGACTGGGGCGCTGATAGTGTAAGGTGCAACGTTGGCGGTGGATCGATATGCTCAACAAGGATACAGACCGGCCATGGGGTACCCGGCCTGCACACAATATTTCAATGTGCTGAAAACCGTTCCGGTGCCAAGATCATCGCAGATGGTGGAATTAAGAACTCGGGCGATATCGTAAAGGCACTAGCTGCCGGCGCCGATTTTGTCATGTTGGGCTCTTTGTTGGCCGGCACCACGGAATCCCCTGGCGAGGCTATCACCACAGAGCAGGGAGAGTTTAAAGTTTATCGTGGCATGGCCAGCAAAGAGGCACAATTGGCTTGGAGAGGAAAATACTCTTCTGATGAAGGCGTCGCAGCCGCCGTTCCGTCCAAAGGTTCGGTCAGGGATGTGTTGGCGGCGCTAGAGAATGGCGTGCGCTCTGGCTTTTCCTATTCCGGCGCGCGAAACATGAACATGCTTCACGACTCTGCGCGCTTTTTAGAGCAAACCGCCGCGGGACAAGCGGAGAGTTCGACGCACATTTTTAAAGCAAGGAGTTGACGTAGTGACTAGATACGGCCGCGCAAAAAAGAAGGTAATATTTGAAGAAACAGATAAGCGACACGCGGATTTAAAAATAAAACTCCATTATAATGGACTAACACAAGCTCAGTTTTTCAGAGGCATGGTTAGTGCTCTTTTGGATGATGACCCAGACATGCTAGTGATTTTAGAGACAATTAAGAAAGAAAATAAGGTTTCCGGCGCAAAGAGGGCAATTGCCGCAAAGGAACGTAAGAAAGCTAGCGAAACAGTCGATCTCTTTGGGCTAGATGACAAAGAGGTGGAAAACATTTTTGATATTTTAGAAAAGGAGCACCCAGATTTATGAAATGTATGAAAGAATGCCATGCTGCGCAGCGTTGTTGCGACAAGAAGGAGTGTAGGATGTGGATGGATTACAAGGAAGATTTAAATTGTGCCTTGTTGGCATCGAATAAGCATAGCGAGATGACCTTGCGAGAGATCGCCGAGCGCCTAGGCATTAGTATTGTGAGGGTCAAGCAGATCCAAGATACCGCAATGAATAAGATAAAAAAACTTGGCTTACGACTATAAATTTAAAAAAACTGGTCATTTAACATAACTTTTCACTATTTATTATTAGAAATTTACGCACTTTTAGCAAGGAGACTATAAATGAAAAAGCGCACCTTAAATGAGTCTACTGTTCGACGCTTCATGAAGCTGGCTAACATGTCGACCTTGACAGAAAATTATTTCTCAAATCTTCGAGAGGACGAACTCGAAGAGGGAGAGGGCATGTACGCTCGCGACGAGGAAGAAGCAATGGGAATGGATGCGGAACTTGACCTGGAGCCAGAGGCACCGGCCGATGAGCTTCCAGAGGTTGAACCCGAACCGGCAGCTGCCCCAACGGGAGATGTTGATGTTGTCGCATTGGTCGACGCCATTACCGATGCCGTCACAAAAGAGACGGGTGTTCCAATCACAACTACAGAGGAAGCTCCAGTTGAAGAGGAACCAGAAGCTGATTTAGCTCCAGAGGCGCCAGCCGAAGAGCCCATGCTTGAAGAAGTGACAGTGGACATTCCCCAGGAAACCATTGACGAGGAAACAACCACAGACAAGGAAGTACAAGAAGAAAACTTGGAAAACTTGGTTAATGAGGTTGCACGCCGAGTTGCTGAACGCCTGACAAAAAAATAATCCCTACCCAACAAGTAACTGGAGCCTAATGTACGAATTTACATGGTTTTTCATTGGCGCAGTGTGTTTTAAGATGCTCTCCGCTCTTATGGGCGTTGGGGCATCTATTAACTATCTGCGCACAATACAACTGCATGCAGTTCTGCTGCTGTCAGCCGCGGCAGAAGACATTTCTTTTATTAAGCGAGTCAAACATACCACCTTGGAAGAGTCAGACTTTTCGAAGGCACAAATAGAGTTGTTTAAAGAGGCTGATCAGGAAATGTTCAACAATTGGAAACAGTCAGCGATATCAAAAATGAATGCTTCGCTTCCTCACAAACTACGTGCCTCTTTGGCACTGGAAAGTTGGGATGAAACCTTGAACATTCTTGACTCCGCATACGGCAAAAATAAAACACGCCGGTAATTATAATATGAGCAAAGACCAAGACATAAAGAACGCGTTTGTAGGGTGGCTCTACAAAGAAAAGGCATTGCGTCAGGAGGACAACGTTTATTATGCCCCCCGAGCTTTTGTTGCGAATAGTCTAGTGCGCTGGTGCCTCTTAAAGAGAAAGCGCAAGGAGATTGATGATGATCAAGCAGACCGCTATGCTCGGCTAGCGCTGAGATATATTAAAAAAGAACTTGACCTTTGGTGGGATAATGGTATAATTAATATGTCTTTTAAAGTCAAGGAGGATTCAGAGCATGGAAGCGACAGCATGGAAAATTAATACAGACACCACAGGCGCATGCATCTATCAAATGCAGATTGAACAAATCAAAGGCCAGCGGGAGCGAAACAGGGTAAATAAACTGGTTTCGGACTGGGAGGTGTTTGCGGAAGGCTACGACGCAGCAAACAAGGCAACATTGCTAGTGTTGCGCAAAAGCTTTTCCAATGTTTCTTCGTGGGTTAGTTGGGCTCGACAGTTTCCATATAGCCTACAAGAGCTAAACAACAAGGGAAATCCAAAGTCGATTAAATTGGGCTTAGCAGCGCAGAAGCGCCAAAGGAGTACGAAAGCTAATGACGACAGAAAAAAAGCCAAAGCGGCGGCGCGTCTCTAAAAAAAGCGAGAAAGAAGAGGCCGCCACAGGGCCAGCGCCGCAGATATATATTGTTGACCCTCTGGCTTCGCGATCTAGCGAGCCAAAGCCTCGACGAGTATATCTCTATGGTGATGTCGAGGAAGAGCGCGCAGCCGAAGTGGTCTCTGCGCTTTTAACGCTAAGGGATTCCGGAAGAGAAGAGGTGTACGAAAACCCAGATGATCCTGAGTCGCCGGTAAAGGAGGTGGTATATCAGCCAATTGATTTCTATATCTCCTCCTTTGGTGGCTCTGCCATGGACATGTTTTCAATATACGATATCATGCGAGAAGTTAAGGAGTCATGCAACATAAGCACTGTTGGCTTGGGCAAAGTCATGTCAGCAGGGGTGCTTCTGTTGGCTGCTGGCACCAAGGGCTATAGGCGTATCGCAAAAAACTGTCGAGTTATGATTCACAGTGTCGCCGGCGGTCAGTGGGGCCCAATCCACAACTTGGAAAATGAAATGGAAGAAATTCGCTGGCTACAACAACAGTACACGAAAGCCATCGTCTCCGAAACAAACATGTCAGAGCGATACTTGAAAAAGCTTTTAAATCGAAAGGTCAATGTCTATCTTTCAGCCGAAGAAGCGGTTGAATATGGCATTGCCGACGAGATATATTAACTTGATTATATTTAGGTAATTCACTAAGAAGCGAACTAATTAATAATATGAAACTTATAATGGAAAACTGGCGCAAGTACAACGATAACCCCTTTCAATTGTTGTGCGAACAGTACGACAGACAGCTCATCTCAGAAGAAGTACTTTTGGAGATGTGGAAAGAGAGCACAGAAAAAGAATTTAAAAAACTCAGCGAGATAGACTGGGAAAAGGAAGCTGAGTTAACTGCCGACCCGGACTACAAGCCACCGCACGAGCGCCCCGGCATGCTACAGAAAGGCTGGGAAAAGGTCAACGATTGGATCCTAGAGAAAACTGTACAGTTGGTTGAGCTAGCAAAGAGGGCCCGCCGCAAAGCGCTGGGTTCCATTGCTTGGCTCATTGAAAAAATTCACGGGTGGTGCGACAAATTTCCCAGAGTGTGCGACGTGGCGATCATGACATTGAAAGTTATTGCCTGTTTTATTGTGCTTGCGATTATCTTTTCACAGGATGCTTTCGCTGAATGGGAGCGAGGCGGTAAGCCCGTCTCCGATGAACTTGTCAGCGCCATGAAAGGCCAACTCTCTGATATCATTGACTTGCGCAAAGAGAATCATAAAGATTCCTCTCATCTTTATAAGGTCTTGGCGCAGATAGACGAAGTACAGGCAAGCAAAACGCCGCGCGACTTCATGAAAAGCAAGGATGAAACCGATAGGGTTGTCAAGTTCTTGTTTGAGGGCCTTCAAGATGCATGGAATCAAAAAGGTACCTTTAAAGAACTTAGTCCTGAAGAGGGTAAGGATATGGTAGCACGCTGGATGGATATTGGCGAGCGTACGACCGCTTGGTACAAAGAGGTGACAATAAAAGGGAAAGGGTATCTTTCTCAAACTTTGGACTATGGCAAGAAGCTAGCCAAGGTCAAGCCAAAACAATAGGAGAATCAATGAAAGAAGACTTAGACAAGCTGGTTGAAGGCTACTTTGCTAATCAGTCTGCAACTATGACACTGGATTCTCTCTATGAAATGATAGAGGAACACATGCTTCAGGGGGTCTTAAAAGAAAAGGCCACTTTGGACCCTGGTGAAGATACAAGCATAAACATCAAATTTCCTAAAATTCGGATTACTGAAGATTTTGGAAGGGTAGGCACCGAAGATCGCGCCATCATTGAAAAGTTTGCACGTAATATCCAAGGGGATACCCTGCAGGCCAAGATCGCTTACCTTAACAAAATTTTAACAACCAAACAAGAAAACGCAACAATTGGCGACATCCTCTCGACGATGGTCATATGTGAAATCTTGTCGGCTATCATCACCAACTTCACAGAATCCGCAGGTGGTTTTATTTTTGAAGGTTTTCTAGCGGGATTGTTTGGGGGCGAGTCTGTACAGATCACATCCCCCGAGGACATTGGTTCCGGCGCCACAGGGAAACCAATCACAGATGTGGTTTTGGCTGGTAAACATTATTCTTTGAAGTTGCTGGGTGATCAAACTGACGTGAAGGGCTCTTTTAGAAACATGGTTGAGCACCTTAGAGACTATGATCATGTAATTTATTTAGACGCAAGGCGCATAAGGGGTACCGAAGGGCTTCAATTTGGCGAGTTCACAATTACACTGGAGGGCTTCTTGGATATATTTGTTGTTCCGTTCTTAAAGACGGTTTGGCGAAAAGAAGCAGACAAATTTGAAAACGCGGCAGAGTTCCAACAGAAACTGTCAGAATTGGTAGCCGCCGAAGTCGCAATAAAAAAGATCGCCTTTGGCAAAAAAGGGTTTTTCGACGCCGCCCCCGGCGCCCAAAGTTTTGTTTATTCTAAGAAGCTAGACGAGGGAACCGGAGTTAGCGCAGTTAATATGTCGGCCCTGACAAAAAGAATAATAGCAGCCGACCCGAAAGAGTTGCAACAGTATGCAAAATTTTCTGTCCAGTACGCTGAGAGTAAATTTGAGAAGACCAAAGCCGAAAAGTATTTTGGTTCTTATGCTGTGGTCGAGCAGTTACAAAGGGCAATCGCACGCGGGAACAAAGAAGAGATATTTACCTCTTTGGAGAAAACACCAGGCTATCAAGAATCGCTCCAATTCGAATTCACGCGCCAGCAAGTGGAAAAGAAGATTAAAAACTTCGAAGAGGTTGGCACGCTGATGATTGGGCCCAAGCACATGAAGAATACTTTTGCGATGTATGCCGAACTGCTCCAAGCAACCATCTCCCCTGTTTACGAGCAGCTACAATTTTTTACTAACAATATTAATGATTATTTCTTAGGCGTTTCGGACGAACGCGCCAAGCAAGATCGCAAACAGTATGCGTTAAGCGCTATTGAGAACGCGAAAGGTCTTGAAGTGGCTACGACAAACGCTGTGGAAAAAATTGAAAAATAACTCTTTAACGATTCTTCAAATTATTATATAATAAGGTATAAACATGAGAGGTGATAATGTCACAGCATTATAATTCAGGCAGCGAACTACAACAAAAAATACTTAAAGGCGTTGATACATTGGCAAACAATGTGGCGTCCACTTTGGGCCCTCGCGGCCGCAATGTTATTCTACAAGAAGCCGACAAGCGCCCGATCATCACAAAGGATGGTGTTACCGTGGCTGGCTTTGTCGAGCTTGAAGATCCATTTGAGAATGCGGCCGTGCAAGTTTTGAAACAAGCAGCCGCCCAGACGAATGTCATGGCTGGTGATGGCACAACGACCTCTACGGTCCTTGCGCGCGCAATTGTGAGCCAAGCACAAAAGTACCTAACAGCCGGCTCTTCGCCTATTGAGCTTAAGCGTGGCATTGACAAAGCTGTCAGTGCCATCGTTGCACAACTAGAAGAACATTCAATCCCCATCTCCTCCGAGGAGGACGTTGCGCATATCGCGACCATCTCAGCAAACGGAGACAGCACTGTTGGCAAGTTGATTGCCACAGCCGTCGACTTGGCGGGGAAGGATGGAGCAATTACAATAGAAGAGGCTAGGTCTGTCGATACTAGTTTAGATGTGGTCGAAGGCTTTAGATTCGATTCAGGATACCTCTCTCCATCTTTTATTAACAATGAGCGTCAAGGTTCTGTAAAGTATTCTGATCCGCTGATTATGGTAACTGATGCACAGATTGAGACTGTCGACGAATTGATGCCAATATTGGAGATTGTTGCAAGAGAATCACGACCGTTTGTGATTGTCGCTGATAATGTCGAAGGACAAGCTTTGGCAGCGTTGATTATGAACGCGCTGCGTGGAACCTTGAAAGTCGCAGCGATTAAAGCGCCGCGATATGGCCAGGAGCGTAAAAATATTCTGCGAGATTTGGCTCTGTCCGTTGGTGCAACTTACATTTCTCGCGAATCGGGCTTGAAGTTTGCAGACGTCAAACTGGAGAATCTCGGCTCAGCTAAAACAATTGAGGTGCTTAAAAACTCTACCACAATTGTTGATGGTTCTGGTGCCGCCACCGACGTAGAAACAGCAATTGAGGCTCTTAAGGTTGCGGTGGAACAATCGACGTCATTGCGCGAAGCAGAGTTGATTCAAGAGAGAATAACTCGACTGGCCAGCGGTATTGCAATCATTCGAGTTGGCGCCGCCACCGAAGTTGAAATGATAGAAAAGAAGCATCGAGTAGAGGATGCGCTTGAGGCGGTTAGATCTGCGCAACA